ATGGTTTTTTATTATTACAAGGTATTACAATAAAATTTTTTTCTATATATTTTTCAATTGCATCTTTAAAACTATCCAGTTCTGTATCGTCTAGCATTTGATTTTTTATTCCTATATTCATTATCTGCCTTCTCCAATTTTGCTTTTATTGATTTTAAAGAAACTTTGTGCTTTTGCTGTAAAGGATTGTCATCAACTTTCAATAGTAAAGTTTCTAATTCTGTTCTAGTAATTTCTAAAACAATATAATATTTATGATTTTTTTCTAGTTCAGCCATAATTTTAAGAGCCCAGGATTTTAGATCCTGAGCTCTAGTTACTAACTAAAAGGGTATATCCCCAGTATTACTTGATTTGCCATTGCCATTCAAACTAATATTTATGAATTGCTCTGGTCTATTTATCTCTGATTCGAAAATAAATTTAGGAATTGTTATATTCCTTGTTTTATCTCTATCAGAAACTTTTAAATCAACACCATGATACTGATATAAAAACACAGTACCAACTTGATTATTTCTATGCTCTAACCATTGAGCTACTATGCTTTGTGCTGATTTATAGGTTCCAACACCATCAAAATTAAATAGTCTTGTACCTAAAACTGTATTGAAACATGGTATCTCGCAAAATCTTCTCCAAGATTTTACTTCTCCATTTGCATCTGTCATAGCAGAAGGTTGAGGTGCTGGAGTGCATTTACCATCCACCCAGGCATCCATTTTCTTTTCAGGTGCAGTTTTATCTCCTTTGAACCACTGCCACCCTGATTTTATATTGTTCATGTCAAAAGCAACTTTATTGTTGAGATCTATTTTTAGATTCACTTTATTGTTCTCTTGATCATTACCCACAAAAGATTCTTTTGAAGGCATATATTTTAAATATGGAATAATTTTTTTATCCACATTTATATCGGAACCATAATCTGGTAATCCTGTCATAACATCAACTCCTTGTTGTTATTTATTTGTCATTTATTTTAAGCATACAAATCTCCTAGCAAAATGACTTAACTTAAGATCTGCAATGTAAACACATGTTTACAATTCTAAAATTCTTTCATTTTTTAATTTATTCAAATATTCTTTATCGCTTTTTATATTCCAAGCGAATATTTTATTGTTAAGATCCTTAGCTTGTTTTACCATAGCAATACATGGTTTATCATGATCCAGAACCAACTTTTGTAAATTGTTTGTGTCCTGAAGGATCCTCTGTTTTAAGTTCATGCAGTTTACCTCCTTCTATTTCATAAGTTATCCTAAACATTTTTTTAGGAAGATTCTTCATGTCCGACTCAAATGGGTACATAAAAGGATCTTTATGAAATTCTTTAGCAACCAATTCTTTTGCCTCGTCATCTGATTTGGCAGTTAAATTTATTTCTCTATAAGTAGGCATATCTGTCCACCATATTTTAAATAAATAATTTTTTTTAGATTCCTCCATAAGCCTCTGTTCCAAAATAATTTCTGTATTGATTTTTAACTTCTGTCTCAAGTTTTTCAGATCTATCCCATTTTTTACCAGGATAAATTAATTTGTAATAATCATCTAAGTTATCAAATGTATTACAAATATTTTCTATAATTTTTATTACATGAACTGCTGTCTCTAAACCATAGTAAATATCTTCTTTAGTCAATTCCTGGATCTCATATTTTGTCTTAGTTGCTTT